AAACCACCTAATATAAATAATAGATCATCTAAGTTTATAGTATTTAAATTATATTCACCCATTTTCTTTTACTAAATCCTCAAGAGTTAAATTAATATTTTTCTTTAATCTTTTCTCAACCCACTTATGATTCATAAAGGACAAACAAATAGTGTATCCTTTATAATAATATTCTTGATCGGGGAGAGCTTGATTTAATGTTTCTTCAGTTATCTGTTCAGTATCATCAGTCAACAAACTATTAATCCATTGTACCTGAAGTTTCTCTGCTTGTCTACGAATAAATTTAGCTTTCTTTCCATTCATCTGTGATCTCCTTTACTCGTGGTTCTACTACTAGGTCTGTGAAAAAGACAGGACCTCTTGCATAATTATATATACGCAATCCTTGTCCATCGTTTGATTTAGCATGGCATTCTATTTTATGAGGACACCATGTACATTCTCTTGGAAGTTTAAAGTTGCCCTGAACTCCTTCTGCTACCGGTTGGTAACATAGTTCAGGTGGTTCAGGCTTTTTTAGCGTTGCCTTCAACCCTTTAATTTTAGACTTTATATCAGGTTTGTCAAGCTCGTCAGGTCTAAAGAACCAAAGTTCCCCTGTTTCTTTATTGATAGCTAGAAAACCTCCTTGATCTGTGCCTTCTGCTTCTTCGTACCCTGCAAGCTGTGCCATATATCCAAAGCTATCGTTCTCAGGTAGAGTACCATTCTTAAATTTATTAAAGGCAAAGCCTGATGTGGATTTAATATCTACTACCTCTCCGTCTATTTTACAATCCATGTGTCCTTTGATACCACCAACATTAACTTCTTTCTGTTGGTCAGTAATTTTATGTCCAGATAATTTAACAAGGAAGACTACAAGAGCTTCAAGAATATGACCATATAAAAACTTTATCATTAACGTAGCCTGTAAATCTTTTGCTTTTATTTTTGAATGTTTGTTATACCAAAGCTGTCGAGCAGGCTTACCTATGTTAGACATACGTAAAGAATCCTTAGTCTTAGGTTGTTTTTTAACCCAGTCTCGCATAGCTGATTTCATATCTTCACCAAACGAATCAATCATTTCTTCTGAGATATCTAATCCTTCTCCTTTTGTTAAAGGAACAATAGCTTTGTATATATCAGGTACTATATTTTCTAATTTCTTTTTCATTTTTTATGTTCCACAAATCTAAGCTTACGAGTATTCATATTATAATGTAAAAGCTCTACCCCTAATTTTTTTTGTTCCTTATTTCTAACACCAGAAGGTTTCCTAGTTCTTTCTTCTGATCCTTCAGGAACTGAATAAGATTTAACATCTATTAATCTTACCTTTCCTGTTTCAGATATAGCAATCAAATCTATAGCTCCAGTACAACCACAGTTTTTAAATACTTCATAGCCTTTATCCCATAACCAAGTTACTGCATAGTGTTCTGCCATATCTCCTGCTCTATTTATCTCAGTGTGTTTCACTCCAATCTCCTCCTATTTTATATTCTCCTGTTAAAGGACAACGCATGTTATAATATTCACCTGCCTTCTCAATACAGCCGACAGCTAATTCTCCTATATGATCTGCTAAATCTTCTCTAACTTCTATCTGCCATTCATCATGGATGTTAGCTACAAACTTAGCATCATATGTGTTTAATTTAATTATAGAATCAAGCATAGCTAATGCTCTCTTCATAACTATTGCACCACCACCTTGTAATAAACTATTCAAAGCAGCATGCTCATTTCTAATAAATATCTTACGACCATCTAATCCTTTGAGGTAACCTCGTTTAGCTGCTTTAGATACTCTGTCTCTAAGAGTTCTAAGTGATGGGTTATTATCGAGGAATCGTTTCTTAAGTTCTGAGCCAAGTTTTTTGCCTCCTCCAACCACACTCCCAATCTTTGCATCTCCTGCTCCGTATATAAATGCATAGATAAATGTCTTTGCCTGATCTCTTGATTCAAGTCCTGCATCTTTCTGATTAGCTGTATGTATGTCTCCTGTTGTAACTTCATTTATGTAATCCTCATTGTCCATATAGTGTGCAAGCATTCGTAGTTCAAGACCACTAGCATCAACACCTAATAATTTATAACCATCTTTA